AAAATCTCATGAAGAAGGTGGCAAGGTTTTGAGTTCAGAGTACAGCGGAAGCAGGGCTTGCGAGAAATGGAGCAATCTGGGCCTTGGAATTGAGAGAGACCGCAGTGATGCTTGCCCAGAGGAAGAACGAAACCACAGCAAACTGAAGATATTGTACTGTCGTGACTGGGGAAACTACGGGTCTGTTGATATGTTCTACAACACAGAAACTACTGAATATCTTGAACCAAAACGGTTTTAGTAAGGAATACTATGATCCATGTTATAGATATAGAATGTGACTCGTTAACACCTACAGTAATACACTGTATGGTTGTAGGCTCGGAGTCTTTTACTGAGTACAGTGCAATGAAAAAGTTTTTACTTGCTCTAACTAAAGAAGACCGTATTGTAGGTCACAATTTTATTCGTTACGATTTAGTGGCCCTAGAAAATATTTTAAATATAAAAATAAAAGCTAAAATTGTAGATACTCTAGCACTTAGTTGGTATTTATATCCGCACAGAAACAGACATGGTTTAGAATCTTTAGGTATTGAATTTGGCATACCAAAACCAGAAGTTGTGGACTGGGTATCTGCACCTATTTCAGTGTACGTTCACCGCTGCACAGAAGACGTTAAAATTAACACTATGCTCTGGGAGCGTATAACAGCTTTTTTGACGGAGTTATACGGAGAAGAAGCATACTGGCCTCTGGTAGACTACCTTAGCTTTAAAATGCACTGCTCGGCCTTACAAGAACATAATAAATGGAAGCTAGATTTGCCGGCAGCTGAGGCATTACTTTCTGAGTTGACTGAAAAGCAGCAAGAAGCTTTAACACTACTTCAAAAAGCAATGCCAGATGTACCAGTATTTCGTAAAGTCTCTCGACCTAAAAAACCTTTTAAGACTGATGGAACCCTTTCATCTACAGGTAAGAAGTGGGATGCAATCTGTACTAAATTTAATATTGATTTTAACAGTGAACAAGAACACAAAATAGAAAATGGTTACAGTCCACCTAAAGCTACTAGCCCTATTCAAATTAAGAATTGGTTAAACAGTTTAGGGTGGAAGCCTATTACATTTAAGTATGTTGATGATGGTGAAGATGAACGTGGTTACTCAAAGAAAAGAGCAGTGCCTCAGATAAAAAAAGATGATGAATTATGCAACAGTGTAATTAAGTTAGTTAAAGAACACCCTGAACTTAGCCATTTAGAAGATTTAGGCATAACTAGTCACCGTAAAGCACTAGTATCCGGGTTACTTAAAGCTGAAGTAGATGGTTTTGTTGTAGCTGCTGTACAAGGGCTTACAAACACCCTTCGTTTTAAGCATCAAGTCTGCGTTAATCTTCCTAGTTCTCGTAAAAAATATGGCTTAGAAATAAGGTCGTTGCTTACATCGAGGGCAGGGCAGACCGAAATATGTGGTTCAGACATGCAATCCCTTGAAGATCGAACTAAGCAATCTCTGATGATGCCATTTGATCCGGATTACGTGGCCCAAATGAATGTTCCGGGGTATGATCCACATTTAGACATTGCTGTTGAGGCTGGTTTTTTAACACAAGAACAATCCGATGCTTACAAGCAAGACGATTTTAGTAAAGATACTAAAGAATATCTATCAGCCCAGAGGTTTAAAGGTAAGACTACTAACTATGCTAGTACTTACAAAGCTGGTGCAGAAACTATAGCTAGAGGTGCTGGGGTCTCGTTGTCAGAAGGTAAGATTCTTAAGGATGCTTATTGGTCTCGTAACTGGAGTTTAAAAGCTATTGAAGAAGACCAAGTTACTAAACAGGTTAACGGTATGACTTGGTTGTTGAACCCAGTCTCTAAATTTTGGTATGTACTTAGAAACTCTAAGGATGTTTTTAGCACTCTTAATCAAGGTATGGCCACGTATTGTTTTGACAAGTGGTTGCAAGAAATTCTTAACAAAGATGTAAAATTAATAGCACAGTTCCACGATGAAATTATTATTGAGATACCTAAAGGGTACAGGAAAGGTGTTACCAAATATCTTAAAGATTGTGTACAAAAAGTAAATCTAGAACTGGGTCTCAATAGAGATTTAGATATAGACGTGGAATACGGAAATAATTATTCTGAAATCCACTAGTTTGACCTGCTGTATTAATGATGATACAGTTCCAAAATACAACTAAAGGAAAATATTATGGCTATTAAACGAACTGGTGAAGTAAGCAAAAAGAACGATCTTGAACCAATTCCTAACTTAAAGGCTGGTGAGCATGAAGGTAGGTTGCGTTACGTTGCTGACTTGGGTTTACACACTAATGAGTACAAAGGTGAGGTTAAACCTAACGTGCAAAAACTTGCTTTAGGCATTGAAATTGTTGGTGAAACAATAGAGATTGATGGAGAGACTAAACCACGATTGTTGTGGACTAGTGCTTTTAATATCTTTCACCAAATGACTGAGAAAGGCAAAGAGTTACAGTTTTATAAAGTCTTTGATACTTCAGCAACAGAGGGTGTAATAGCTGATTGGGACTCAGTAATAAACGAACCTTGTAATGTGACAGTAGTACACGTTAAAGGTAAAGGTGAAAACTCTGATAGGACTTTTGATAACATTGCTTCTGTATCACCTATACCTAGTAAGTACAAAGCAGCTGTAGCAGAAGGTTTAATTACTGACGGTTGTACAGGTGATGTTCAAGATGGAAACAACCCTGCACAAGTAGCTACATTTGGTTTACCGGCATGGTTTATTGCAAATCAAATAAATTTTAAAGTTATGGAAGAAGCTCCGGTTGAACCTGAAAGAGAAGAAATTTTTGATGATGCTGTACCGTTTTAATGCATGCATTAATTGATGGAGACATACCAAAGTACGCTATAGCTTTTGCTTGCCAACGTGATGTTTACACTGACGGCAAGCAAGAGTTCTTTGTTCGTAAATCTCTTGCTGGTATGGAAGTTGTTTCATTAGAAACTGAAGAAACACAACATTACCCTGAGTTAAGATCCAAGAAAGCTGTACTAGAAGAAACAGGATTAACTCATTCAAGGGTTGATGTTGACCCAATAGCTAATTGCTTACATTCAGTCAAAGTAATGATTGACGGTATAATTAAAGCCTCTGGTGCTACTAGCTATTCTGTGTACCTTACTAAAGGTGAATGTTTTCGTTTTAAACTATCACCTATCTATAAAGCCAATCGAGCAGATGTTCCTAAACCAGTACTAATACCTGAAATTCAAAAGTATTTAATTAGTAAATACAATGCTCAATTTTGTACTGATATAGAGGCTGATGATGCTTTAGGTATTGCACAGTGCCAAGACCCAAGAAAAACTATTATTTGCACCATAGATAAAGATTTAGATATGATCCCCGGAAGCCATTACAATTGGAATAAAGAATCCGTGTATCAAGTTTCATCTGACCAAGGGTTAAGATTCTTTTGGCAACAAGTTCTTACTGGGGATTCAGTTGATAATATTATTGGCCTTAAAGGAATTGGAAACAAAACTGCTTTAAAGTTATTAGCTGATGTACCAACTAAAGATTGCAAAGAGTTCTGTTTAAATGAATACCTTAAAAAAGACAGAACAGAAGAAGATTTTATTTTAAATTGTAAGTTGTTATGGATATTAAGAAAGCCATTGAGTAAAACTTATGCGCCTAAAGCCTAAAGAAGTACGAGGCTATCGAAAAAAGTTATTATTAGAACAAAATGGCAAGTGCGTTCTTTGCACTAAAAAAATTTACAAAGGTCAGGATGCACTTGACCACTGCCATGACTCAGGAAGAGTTAGAGCAGTGCTGCACAGGAACTGTAACTCAATTGAAGGTAGGATTAAACACTGGGCTAAGAGATCAGGATATAACCCGGTACTATTTTTACAAGCTGTTATAGATCACTGGAATGGAGATTACCAACACCTTCCTTTTCACCCTAATTATAGAACTGATACCGAAAAACAAATCCGTAAACTCAAACGAAGCATGGGCAAGTTAAAAACTGAACGTGCTAAACAACGATACGCAGACAAAATAAAATTTCTTAAGGAGTTATTATGAAGATATGCGTAGTACCAGACACACAAGTTAAGCCTGATGTTCCGTTAAACCATTTGCTGTATGCAGGTAGATACATAGCATCTAAGAAACCAGATGTAGTGGTAATGATAGGCGATTGGTGGGATATGGAATCTCTTTGCTCCTATGACAAAGGCAAAAAATCTTTTGAAGGTAGAAGATACAAAAAAGACATTGAATCCGGTAATTTAGCAATGGATTTGTTTCTTCAACCTATTAAAACTGAGTGCAACAGGCTAAAGGTTAACAAGAAAAAACAATGGAAACCTAGGCTTGTGTTTACAATGGGCAACCACGAACAAAGGATAGAAAGAGCAATAGAGTATGATGCTATCCTAGAAGATACTATTGGCTATCAGGACTTAAACCTTAGTGATTGGGAGGTGTACGATTACCTAAAGCCTGTGGTCATTGAGGGTGTAGCGTTTGCTCACTTCTTTACTACTGGTGTAATGGGTAGACCAGTGACTAGTGCTAGGGCTATGCTAACTAAGAAGATGATGTCTTGTGTGATGGGTCATGTACAAGATAGGGATATAGCCTATGGTAAGAGAGCAGATAATGTTCGCTTGACAGGGTTGTTTGCAGGTATGTTTAACCAACATGATGAAGCCTACTTAGGCAATCAAGGTAATGACAGTTGGAAAGGTATATGGATGTTGAATGAGGTTAATAACGGATCGTTTGACGAGCTTCCTGTATCCCTAACTTACTTAAAGAAAAAGTATGGAG